TATCAATTAGGACGTTTTTAACTTCTCGTAATGTCTCGGTATTCTGAGCAAGGAGGCTCTCGTAAGCTTTGAATTGCTCGCCATGCCTAGCCGTTACGACTTCTAGGTTGTGTAATTTGTCGTATGCGTCTTGACTTACCATCATTGTTCCCATTGTTTAATTGCTCGATTAGGTTAATAATAAATGAATTATCTGATAGGCACAAACTATCAAGCAAGTACGTAAACGCGTATAATTGCTATTAATGGATAAAATACGCCATTTAGTGCGTGACTATTGAGCGTGATATAATGAATAAAACTAAGAGGATATTATTATGCCAGCATGGTTACTGACTGTTTTGAAAGGATTGGCTATTTCACGACTGAAGGATTGGCTAGCTAAGAACGCTATTAAATGGGCTGCTAAGATTGTCGTTAAGAATACTGAAAATAAATGGGATGATGTCGCCTATGATGTTATCGAGGCTATCATTGACAATGAGCCAACAGAAGAAATCAACGCTCATATGAATAAGCTAGTGAAGTTATTCGATGATAAAGATAAGTAATTGATTTTAACTTTCATTTTGGATTAATGGATTATGGCTACTGCAAAACAAGCGACTTTTACCGAGCAAGAGACGGCATCACTAAAAGAAATTTTAAGGTATGAAATAGACAAGTTGTCATTTTGCTTATACTCAAAAGCAAATGCAGAAATGTATGAGAACCTAAAATCTATTCTCGTTAAGTTGGATGAATAATATGAACGACTTAAATCTAAAAATTATCTTTATGTTAGGGATTATAGGTGTTGTCTATGCCATGGTCTGGATTGGTGCAATTATCGAGAGCGGGCTGGTTGGGTGAGTAAATTAACTGATAAGCAGGAGGATTAGTCATGGCAGGAGGTAGGCCGACAAAATATCGTGACAGCCTATCAAAGGCCATTTGCATAAGGCTCATGATGGGCGAGTCCTTAAATAGCATTTGTAAAAATTCTATGTACCCAAACAAGTCAACAATCTTTCGATGGTTGGCGTCAAATGACAAGTTTTGCGACAAGTATCAACGTGCAAGAGAGATTCAGCAGGAGCACCATCTAGATGAGTTGCTGGAAATTGCGGATGACGGTACTAATGACTGGATGGAAAGACTAGGTAAGGGCGGCCAATCAATGGGTTGGCAATTAAACGGCGAGCATGTTCAAAGATCAAAGCTTCGTATAGATTCTAGAAAGTGGATAATGGAAAGAATGGCTGCTCGCAAGTACGGGGATAAAAAACAGATTGACCATTTATCTACTGATGGCTCAATGACTCCAAAAGAGCCAGTAACTCTCAGTGATTTTTATGCGTCAGACACTAAACCCGAATCTTAGGCCGTTTTGGTCTACTAGGGAGCTACCTAGCGGCGATAAAGTTATTGGTCGAGTTCTTCATGGTGGCCGTATGTCGTCAAAGTCGCATGATGCTGCCGGTGTTGCGATAGCTAGGGCAAACTTCAAAGAGGGGCGCTTTCTTTGTACTCGCATGTTTCAAAATAGAATTTCTGACTCTGTTTATACTCTGCTTAAAGATAAGATTGATGCCTTTGGTCTTGGTAAAAACTTTAAGGTTTATGCTGATGCTATAGAGCATGTTAGTAATGGTTCGCTATTTAGGTTTTACGGCATAGCTCGAAACATTGATGAGATTAAATCATTTGAGGGTGCGACGGTTTGGTGGAATGAAGAAAGCCACAACCTGACTAAAAGCATGTTCCAAACTATTCGACCTACTGTTATGCGTAATGAAGAAGCTGAAATGTGGTTTACATTCAACCCTAATATTATTACTGATTACTCATACCAGCGCCTAGTAGTCAGGCCGCCAAAAGGATTTTTAGTTCGGCAAATTAATTACCCTGAAAATCCGTATCTTAATGACTCGGCAATTTTAGACATCGAAAAAGAATTTGAAGAAGATGAAGACGAAGCGGCGCACATATATTTAGGTGTCCCAAGGTCTTCGGATTCACGCAGCTACATCAAGTTAACATGGATTAACGCGGCTGTTGATGCTCACATAAAATTAGGCATCGATTTATCAGGCCCTAAAAATGTCGGTTATGATGTTGCGGACGATGGCGGTGATAGATGCTCAGCTACTATATTTAACGGCGGTATTGCTACGCACCTAGATGCATGGAAAGCCTCAGAGGATGAGCTGGAAGAATCAGCACTAAGGGCATTTAAACATGCTGGCAATGGCTTGTTCGCTTATGATTGTATCGGTGTTGGTGCTGGCGTTGGCTCTACCTTGAAAGGAAAAGGCTTTAATTCTGGATACGCTAAATTCCATGCTGGCGAATCTCCAAAGTTTCCCGATAAGGAATACGCGCTAAAAGTTAAGAATAAAGACAAATTCGAGAACAGAAAGGCTCAAGCCTGGCAGTCTGTATCCGATAGATTTAGAAATACTTATAACGCAGTAGTCAAAGGCATTAAGTACCCACCGGATCAGTTGATTAGCATTAGCTCATTAATACCAGAGATTGAGGGTTTAAAGACTGAGCTGGCAACACCGCACCGTGAGAAGTCAGCGCGTGATAAGGATATGGTAGAAAAGAAGTCAGCGATTAAGAAGCGGCTTAAAACTGAAGAGTCTCCAGATTTGGCAGATTCGTTCATTATGGGTGCATGCCCTCACTTGGCAGACACAAAGCCAGAGCTAGAGCCGATGTCCATATCGTTCGTAAACTAAACTGTGATAAAATCAGATAAAACTAATTAGGTGATAAAATGAGCGTTAAAACAGTACACCCGCTTTATACGAAATACGCACCCGCTGTGAAGTTGACGCGTGACGCTGTGGAAGGTGAGCCAGCGGTAAAAGCCGCCGGTTCTCTATATTTGCCTGCTGATTTTGCTATAAGTGATCCAGCTAGATACGCAGTCTACAAAGAACGCGCCTACTTCATGGGTGTTACCGGACAAACTCAAAATTCAACGCTAGGTATGATATTCAGAAAGCCGCCCACGGTTGAAGTTCCTGATAGTATTAATGCGCTATTCGATAATATTGATGGGGCTGGTCAGTCACTAGAGCAAGTGTCAAAGTACGCGGCTAGTGAGCTAGAGGAAGCTGGACGAATCGGCTTGCTTGCTGACTACCCTAAAGCCGATGGCATAACATCGAAAGCGAGCGAGAAAGCTGCGGGCCTGCGTCCTTATATACTGACTTATACCACTGAGTCGATTATCAACTGGAAAACCTCAGTAATTGGTGGTCGCACTGTTTTGTCACTGGTCGTATTGAAGGAACAAAAAGACATATCGACTAACGAATTCGAGCACCTTTATGAAAACCAGTATCGTGTGTTAAAGCTCATTGATGGCGTATTTGTTCAGCAAATGTATGATAATGGCGGTGATCCGATTGGCGAACCTGTAATGCCTCGTATGGCTGGCAAACCTTTGAATTACATACCTTTCCACTTTGCTGGCGCTAATGACAATCTGCCGTGTCCAGATATGCCAATGCTTTACAATATCGCAGTGGTGAACGTGGCGCACTATGCAAACTCTGCAGACCTTGAAGAATCCAGCTTCATGATGAGCCAGCCGCACCTTCATTTGAATATTGGTGAAAAGGCAGACCAAGCAGAGTTCCAAGCGCTCAACCCGAACGGCTTAAAGTACGGTTCACGATCTGGCTCAATTACCTGCGGCGGCTCTATTGATCTTGTGCAAGCCAGCGAGAATAATCTAGCGTTAACACTCAAGCGCGACAAAGAAGACCAGATGGGCGCTCTAGGCGCTAGCAAATTACAGAAGACCGGTGCACCAGAAACACTTGGCGCAGCTCGACTTAATGCCAGTGCTCAGACAAGCGAGCTGGATACCCTGGTTAGTAATCTATCCGATGCAATTACTAAGTGCCTAAAAGACATGGCTGGATTCATGGGTATTACTTCCGGCATCGTGTATGAATTAAACCGTGATTTCTTTGAAGGTTCTCTGACTCCTGAATTGATTGCTTCGGTAACTGGACTACAGCAAAGTGGAACCATTGCTAAAGCTGACGTTCTTCACATGCTGCGAGAAGGGGCTTTAGTGATAGATGAGAAGCGAACGAATGAAATGATAGCGCAGGACGTAGCAAGCGAGTTGTTAGACAGTCCAGCGAATTATGATACCATGTAAGCCTATACATTTTAATTAGCTGGATTGGTGGGCATTATGGATTTTGGTTGCGCTATAAAAGAAATGAAGCTTGGTAAAAAGCTTCAGCGTGAAGGTTGGAATGGGAAAGGGATGTGGGTTATTTTCAACGCTGGCAGCGAAGGAAAGACTCATTCGATGTTCGACGGTAGTGTATATAAAAAACATGGTGTGGATGAGTGTGAAATCCTTCCTCACTTCGATATGTATACCGTAAATTCAGAGGGCCGTCGTGCAATGCTACCCGGCTGGCTGGCTAGTCAATCAGACATGAATGCCGATGACTGGCAGATTGCTGAGTAATTGAGTTATAATTTAAACACAAAGGGGCTATCAGGTGATAGTCTCAGCTAATATTAGGATTAATATAATGCCCGTACAAATCGAACATGAAGGTACAACCAAGACTTTTTACACTCAAGAAGAAGTTGATTCGGAGGTTGCTGGATTGAAAGTAACTCTCGGCCAATTGAAGGATGAGAAAGCCGAGTTAAAAACAAAACTGTCAGACTCAGAAGCGGCTAAATTGAACGCTGATGAATTGGCAGCCAAAGCCAGTGGTGACAAAGAAGCGCTTCAACGCATTGCTGATGAGCGAGACTCAAAGAAGCAAGGCGAGATTGATGCTCTACGCAATTCGATCAGCTCAGAGAAGGTTACCAATCTGCTTAACGGCCTAGTAACTGAGCTTGGTGCCGGTGGTTCGCATAATGAAGATTTACGCGACTTGCTTAAATCACGTTTTGATATTGCATACGATATGGATACTCACGAATCACGAGTGAGTGGTGAAGGTGTTTCTAATATCGAAGAGTTGAAAAAGTTAGTAAAAGAATCAGGTCGATACGATGCGTATTTGTCTGGTACTGGTTCCTCTGGCGGGGATAGTCAGGGGAATAAAGGCGCGGGTGGCGCTGTAGCAAATCCGTTTAGTAAAGAAAGTTTTAATCTGACTGAGCAAGCTAAAATGCTGAAGGATAATCCTTCTCTGGCTGCACAGTTAAAAACACAAGTATAAGGAGCCACCATGGCCGTAACACAAATTGCGGACGTAATTGTCCCAGAAGTATTTAACCCGTACATGATGCAGCGCACGTCAGAAATGGCTCGCTTCTATCTTGGTGGTATCGCAACACAAGACGCAACTTTTGACGCGTTGGCCACTTCTGGCGGCCGCCTGTTAAACATGCCTTTCTGGAATGATCTAACAGGTGCTGACGAAGTATTAAGCGACTCAGGCTCACTAACCCCTGCTAAAATTAACGCTGGACAAGATGTTGCTGCATTGTATATGCGCGGTAAAGCTTGGCAAGTTAACGATTTAGCTAAAGCGTTGTCTGGCTCTGATCCGATGGCCGCTATTGCTGATCTTGTCGCTGCATATTGGGCGCGTAAGTTTGAATCTGTATTACTTGCCGACTTATCAGGCGTTATTGCTGACAACGTAGCGAACGATTCAGGCGATATGGTTGCAGACGTTTCAGGCGCAACTAACGCAGACGTAACGGCAGCCACTAAGTTTAGTGGTGATGTTTTTGTTGATGGTCAAGCTACCTTTGGCGATGCGACTGGCGATCTTGCTGGTATTGCATTTCATCCAACTGTTTACCATGCATTGAAAAAGATTGATAACATCTCTTTCATTAAGGAATCAATGGGAGAGCTTGAGATTGAAACATATCGTGGCTTGCGCGTTATTGTTGATCGCAATCTTCCTTACACTCCTGCTGCTGGTGCTGGCGCTGGCGATGCTGCTGCTCAATACACCTCGTATCTATTCGGCTCTGGTGCGTTTGCTTTAGGTCAAGGTGGAGCGCCTGTTCCAACTGAGACAGATCGTGATTCACTTGGCGGCAACGATGTATTAATTACTCGCCATCACTTCTTAATGCATCCCCGCGGTATTAAGTTTACAGATTCAAGCGTTGCTGGCTCATCACCAACAAATGCCGAGTCCGCACTTGCTGCCAACTGGGATCGTGTTTATGAGCGTGAAAACGTTCGTATTGCAGCGATCGTAACAAACGGCTAAACGAAAGGGCGGCTTCGGTCGCCTTTTTTATTTATCTAAAATTCGAGGTGTATTATGGGATTGGCATTTTTTCAGCGTGAGCGCGAGCAACGCAAGAATAAAACAAAGCAAGCCGAAGTTAAGCAGGAAATCAAGACTGTAGAACCAAAGGCTAAAAAATCAAAACCAAAACAGGCTGATTAGAATGGCATTAATTGGGTATGTAGATACGACTGATTTTCAAGCATACGCAACGGCTCGCGGTATTACGCTGCTGCGACCAGAGAGCGAGACGCTACTACAAGCACTCGACTATGTAGAAATGCAGTCTTACGCAGGCTACAAGACAGACTCAGTACAGACTCTAGAGTTTCCGCGCACTGGTTCTAATGTGGTTCCTGATAAGATTATCAAGGCTCAAATGGAGGTTGCGCTACTCTATGACGTAGGCATTGACCCACTTGCACCTATCGGCCCTAAAGTAACTCAGGAGACCGTTGTTGGCGCTGTATCGGTGAGCTATAGCGATTCAGTAAACACCAATACGCGCTATCAGAAGATTGATAAGCTATTGTCTGAGTTTTTGGGCGGTAGTGGCGCTAATAGTTTTGTAGTGAGTCGCGGTTAAGGTTGAGCCCTCTTGATTGAGGGCTATTATTATTTTATCGGGACTATTTTTCTTTCTGCTTTATATGTGTGACGCTCTTCTATTTTCTCATAGACTTCAAAAGCAAGCACTCCGCGAGTTGTTGGGCCGTTATTTTCAAGCTCTAGCTCTTTCTCTATAACATTATTAAGCCCGTCCATGATTGTATTTAACTCTTCATTCGTAAAAGTAAAAGTTTTCATTCGTTCATTACCTATTGGTTATTTAATTAAAAAAGCTTTTTCTTGCATCTAGCGCAAGATAAACCATCCTCCGGATCTTCCTTATACTTCTTACATGAGCAGAATTTATATGTTCCGCGACCTTTTGCTATATTTACTTTTATGCTGTTTACAATAACTTCGCTAAACAGGTTTTGATGCTCCCTTAGAGCTAAAACCATAACGTTAATTTCATCATCACTAAAACTGTATTCACTCATAAACCACCCTTATAGTTTTACCAATAGAATTATAATAATTATTATTAGAAAAGTGCAAATGTCTGAATTATCACTATTCATAAGTCACCTTCAATAATAACTACTGAGTCATGCTCGACACTACCTAATGCCCCATACTTGTCAGTTAGCCTCCGCAGCTCTGCCAGCTCTTTATATTTTTGCACGCCTAATAACTTTGAATTATTTTGAGATTCAATCGCATTAAACTCATCGATAGTAATTATTCCCGCTTCTTTTTTCTCGTAATCACTAACTTTTGAATAAGTGTCTAAAGAAATATCTCCATGACGCTCAATAGCCTGGACCGAAAAAAACGTATCATCATCGAATACAATAATAACACCATCGCCTGTTGGTATTTTCACTGCGTTTAGTATCGTTTTGCCGTTAATTTCTTTGTATTCTTTTATTTGTTTCATAAATCACCTTCAATAATTGGCAGAATCTTGCCGTTTGATTTGATTGCTACCGGCTGACCTGATTTATCATAAAGCAACTCGCCATTTCGTATTGGCTCAACCCTCTTTTTTATCGATACTGTTAAACCAAGAAAGCTTACTGGTATTGGTGTGCTGTTTAGCTTATCCAATGGGCTTGCCACTACTGATTCGAAATCGCTAAAGTATGGGGTTTTTGTTTTAATGCCTGTTTCTTTGTCGTAGGTTTCAATATTAGTGGGCCTTATAATATTTTTAAATTCGTCATTCATAAGCTCTCTCCTAATTAATGTCCATCCAATATAATCAACACCAGCCAACTAAGCTAATCACCATTATTTATACTGACTATTGATTTCGTGTATACTGGTATTAATCAATATTATGGCGCTGACAAATGAGTGACTTCTACCAACGAATGCAGGGTGTATCTAGCAAGCTGCTGAAAAAGTTTTACCAGGGTGATATTCAATACATAGAAACAACACTAACAGGCGCAGACCCGTTTAACCCAACTCAAGGCGCAGAGGTTAGTTATACGCTTGATGCAGTAGCCAGTGGTGTGGAATTTAAATACATCAAAGAAGGCTATATCTCAGCTAGTGATATTCAAGTGACTAGCGCGGTGTTCAATGTTGAACCTATAATAAGTGGGGTTATTGATATGGACGGCAAAGAAAAACAAATCATAGCAGTTCAACAGATACCGTCGGCAGGCGTTCCAGTCGCCTGGGCTATTTTCGTTAAGTCATAGGATTATAAATGGCATCACTAACTAGCATCCAGAAAAAACAAGAGCGCGAGATATATAATGCGTTTATGACTGCTATTCGAGAAGTAAAGGATCAAGCGGTTATTAGTGAGCTTGCTAATCTGATTAACGTCGGTGATATTGACGGCGTGATTGATTTGCTGCAATTATCGCCAGCTACTTACGAGAAATTAGAAGAATCAATCCGAACGACTTATGCCATTGGTGGCGCTACTGGTGCTAGTCAATTAGGCCGCATACCAACGCCTAAAGGCACTTTAGTACTCAGGTTTAATACTCGTGCGCCTGCTGCTGAAAAGTGGCTGAGTGAGCTGTCATCGACTCGCATAGTTGAAATATCTAACGAGACTAGGCAGGTTGTTCGATCACTGCTAACGCAAGGCATTGAAGCTGGTCGCGGGCCGCGTAGTGTTGCTTTAGACTTAGTTGGCCGTATTGATCCAGTCAGCAAAAGCCGTGTCGGCGGTGCTATTGGATTAACTGACTCTCAATCACAGTGGGCGATCAATGCGCGTAAAGAGCTGGAAGAATTAAACCCTAATTACTTAACCCGTAAGCTTAGA